CCATTCGAGCAATTCGAAACACCCTGGGGGAAGGGGCCTTACTGGAACGAAGTGAACATTCCCCAGGTCACAGCGGCGAACACGTCCGCGCAAATTCACGGAGGCGTTAAAGCCGCAAAGGAAACAGGTCTCCATCCGCTGTTCGCCCTGGGGCGCAGCGGTTCATTCTCGGGAGGCATGTCACCATCACCGCGACAAGGCCCGATGGCGTCGGGCGGGTCGCGTGTCAACACGTCAATGACCAGCGCCGCGCTTGAGGAATCAGCGGCGCGGGTCCGTAACCTGGACGCCCAGGCGGACTACTGGAAATCACTCAAGGACAAAGCCGGGCAAGCCCCTGGTGGCGATCCGAATTCATCGTTCGGTGGCTCTGGCGAAACAATCAGCAAACCGGGCGAGTCAAGCCCGTCGCCGGCGAAACGCCCAACGGTGAACAAGCCCAACGTGTCGTCACCTAAAACGCAGACGCTCATCGGTAAGGACGGACGCAAGTACAAGGTGTATCACGAATCCGCCCAGGCGGACGAAATCAATCAAGCATGGCTCGTCGCCCAGGAGGCGAAGTACGGAGCGCAAGATTTGTTACGTGACCTCGCGAGACCTTCTACCTCGCGAGCGCGTAAACAGGAGATTCACCGATTCTTATCGGAGAAACTGTACGGTCGGAGTCCCGACCATTTCAGAGGCCGGAGTTCGGCACGCGCACATAAACGTGCACCGGCCCGGTTAACCAAGGGAGAGCGCGCTGCTCTCCGTCGGATGTATCAGAGGAGCAAGTGAAATGCGTAGACGTAGATTTTCGAGAGGTCGTCGGCCGATGCGTGGCCGGCGTCGTACTGCTCGGCGTTCTTCTCGCCGGGTGCGTGGTGCAGGTTCGAAAGGAACTGTGCGTCGCGGTTTATTTGGAAACCGAGTGGGGTGGCGGCTATGAAGACGAAAAAACACACACTGAGTCATTACCGTCTGCTGACCGGAAACATGGGTCAGCTCATCCCGTTCGGACTTGTGGAGGCACTCCCAAATGACACGTTCCAACACTCGGCACAGGTCTTTCTACGATTCTCTCCGATGGCTGCGCCTGTCATGCATCCAGTTACGGTCCGCGTGCACCATTTCTTCGTGCCGCACCGTCTTTCGTGGCCCCAGTCGGAGAATGGTGGCTTTGAGGAATTCATCACGTCGGGACCGGACGGCACGAATCAACAGACCATTCCGACCAAAACTGTCACGCCCGCAATAGGCGACTTGTGCGACTACCTGGGTCTGCCGACCGGCGTTACGTTGTCCGTGTCGGAGCTGCCCATTCGTTGCTTCAACATGATCTACAACGAGTACTATCGCGACCAAGATTTAGTCGCGGAACGTGCGCTTGACGACACGACCATTCCACTCATCGCATGGGAGAAAGACTACTTCACCACCGCGCGCCCCTGGCCGCAGAAAGGACCGGCGGTAACAGTTCCGCTCGGCACTTCGGCTCCGGTGAAAACGGATGCGGCAACTGGCGGTAACGCTATCTCGATCTATTCCGACTCCGACGATGAATACCATCGTGCAACCGCAGATGCGGCGTACGTCGGATTGGAAGCGGCAATCAATGCCGACCACCCACTCTATGCAGACTTGTCTGCTGTTCCCGGCGTCGATGTCACAACGTTTCGTGAAGCGTTCGCATTGCAACGCTACGCCGAAGCGCGTGCACGTTACGGTTCACGCTTCGTGGAATATCTCCGCTACCTGGGTGCTCGTCCCCAGGACTCGCGCCTGCAGCTCCCCGAGCTGCTCGCCGGCGGACGTGCTCGCGTGAACATCAGCGAGGTTTTGCAAACTGCAAACGAGCCAACGCAAACGCGCTTCGGCGTCGGCGACCTGTACGGCCACGGTGTGGCCGCCATCAAGTCCAACGCCTACCGGCGTAACTTCCCCGAGCCCGGGTACGTAATTTCGTGTCTGTCGGTTCGCCCCGCATCGATGTACATGCAAGGTGCGCATCGGACATGGCTGCGTCGCACTCGTGAAGAGTTCTGGCAGAAGGAACTCGAACACATCGGTCAACAGGAAGTGTGGGAAGGCGAAATCTTCGCCACCGGTGCGAGCGATTATCAGACCTTCGGTTACCAGGATCGCTACAGCGAGTACCGGGCTGTGCCCAACGGAGTGTCCGGGCAATTTCGAGACACGCTCGACTACTGGCACTTGGCCAGGGACTTTGCGAGCGGCCCGGCACTGAACCAGAGCTTCGTGGAATGCGATCCGTCGAAGCGCATCTTCAACGTCCAAAACGAGGACACGCTGTGGATAGCAACGCAACACAATCTGGTAGCTCGCCGACTGGTGAGCAAAAACGCGACGCCGAAAATCCTATGAGTGTCGCCAAGCAGCTCGCCGAGCTTACGGACCGCTTCGCCGGTCCCTCCCGCCGGGAGCGCCTTCGGGCGCTCCTTTCTGGGTCTGGTCGGGAACATCCCGATCCGACCCCCCACTCCCTGGCAACCGACTTCGAGCGGCCACCGACCATTCAGGAGCTGGTCCAGCAATACATCCGGGCGGAAGTCTCCGCCCAGGCCGACCAGGAGGGCCAGGACACGTTCGAGGACCACGACGACTTCGAGCCCGAGGACCCCGAGGAATTGCCCTTCACGCCCTACGTGCTCACCGAGGCGCAGCTCATCGAGGAGCACCCTACCCAGGACGCCTCTCCACCTGAAGACCTCTCTGCGCCCGCTCAGGGCGCGCCAGACACCGGCGCCCCGCCGGTTCCCCCCGAAACGGAGGCAACCCCCGAGAAACCCGAGGAGTAGTCACTTACTTGATAGTGACTACTGTGCGCATAGAACCACCACCCCTCAAATGGATGGCACAAATTATGGCAGCATGTGGATTCCCGATAACCGTAGGAGGCCAGCTCATGCCCTGTGGAAAATGTCAGGGCTGTCTTCGTCGTTGGCGTCGGGCCTGGGTGGGCAGAATGCTCACCGAGGCCGCCGCCCTGGGCGAGTCCTCGTTCATCACCCTGACCTATGAAAACGACCCACTTCGATTCCACCCGGAGACCGACACATGGACACCATCACTGGAGAAATCACACGTGAAGAACTGGCAACGCTGCGTCAGACGGAAGGCGACGCCGCAAGGCTTACCCTCACGGTTTTTTATCGCGGGAGAGTACGGGAGCAAAAACGGCCACCCGCACTATCATGTGATTTTGTTCGGCATTGGACCGACCTGGAAGAACCACTTCGAGGGATGTTGGACACACGGTTTTCAGAGCTGGTTTCTCGCGTCCGCGAAATCTATGGCCTACGTGGCCAAGTACTGCTTGAAGCACGCCCGCGACCCGGAGTTGGAAAGGCTCCGGGCGATGGAATGGGGCGACGTGGAAACAACACGAATCAGCCAGGAACCATTCAGGATGTTCTCACGCAACCCACCGATTGGAGCGGCCTTAGCGACGAAGGTCGCCGCCTCGCTGTCTCGCCCTGGGCTCCCGCAAGCCTTGTTGGAGGCAGAGAAGAATCTCAAAGGTGAGTTCAAGGTAGGGACTGACACCTACCCGATCGCGCGCACGATACGTAATCGCCTGGACAAAGAGCTAGGCGATACCTACGATTTGCCGGAAGGACTCCGCGACCAAATGATGGGAGTAAAAAAATATGAGCCGACGGAAATCCAAATCGAGAATGCGAAAACAGCCCACACCATCGCGAAGGGCAAGCTCCGCAGTAACGCCCGGAGGAAATTATGAACGTGCTGGCAAACGCACTTACGTGGAATTTCTATCTGATCAGGTTGACGCCTTTCAGAATACCCCCAGGCGTGGCGCTCAAAAAATGCAGCGTGCACGACGTCTGGAATACAGCAATCTCGTTGCGGCCCTCGCTGTCTATCGGAAATCTGACGCTGAGTCAGAACAGCGCCGGAACCTTCCTAACGGTAAGACAATCGGCAGGCGCACTCGGCAGAAACTCAAAGGGTTGGTACCCGAAAAAGTCCGTGATCCCATCTGCCGTGGTACACGCGAACGAAGGTAAGTGATGTTCGCACAACAGAAAATAGGCAAAGGAAAAACGTCGGCGGCCAAACGGCCTCGCGAAGCGGTCGACAGGAGATGTAAATAATGAACCTTGGACTAGGAATGTTGGCACAGGCAGGGCAGAACTTTTTGGATGCGTCTGCCAAACAACATGGCAACACGTTCGCATCGCGAACGGCTCGGCCATTCGAGCAATTCGAAACACCCTGGGGGAAGGGGCCTTACTGGAACGAAGTGAACATTCCCCAGGTCACAGCGGCGAACACGTCCGCGCAAATTCAC